ACGGTTCCGGTTGAGGGGAATCCACAACTGCAGGGCCGTCAGCAGCGTCAAAGAAGACGCCAGAAACTATGGCCCTATTGTAGAGATCTCGAATACGTTTCCCAATCACGTAATTAGCGCCAGGCCCAACGCCTTTAGGGGTGAAGATGTTGCATAGCAACACGCCTATGACTTTTGTGCTGCCCCTTGCTGTCAGGCCCTGGCTCAGATATTGGTTCCCGCCAAATTGAACAAGGCATTGAACCCAGGATGATCGAGCCGTGGGCTTGTCCGGCATGTTGTGAAACACCACAGGGATCGCCGGGGAAAGCGCCAGCTCAGTCGCAAGACGGCCCTCTACGATTGATCGAACAGTATTGAGATCAACAGCAGCCATCAGCGATTCCTACGGCGTATGAGCTCAATTCTGGCGGGGATCTGAAATGCAGCGATCTCCTTCCCCAAAATATCTGGATAGCCGGGGACCGTCGGCGGGTTTTGCCTGGTCCGGTAAACGCCTCGCCACGATGGCGGGAGGTTGTTCCCGTAGACCACTGGCTCGGCATAAGGCAAATTATTTTGAATTTCGATTCGTGTTTTGCTGACCTTCACTTGACGCCAGTTGCCGCGCAAAATCCCTCCAGTAGTGCGCTCTCTCAAAGCTCTGCCCAAAGGAACAGTTTTCCCGTCAACTTTGAAGAACTCAGGCATTGAATCGATTTCTGCTTGGGTGTAGTTGCTTACAGGCGTTTTTTCTATAACCTCCTTTGTCCAAACCTTTGCGGCAAAAATGACCAGCTCCTCAAGCTCATCTTCTGCAAGCTTTGAAATGTCGCCTAAGTCAATTTGCCGTGCCATTGCTATGCCCTCAAAATTAGCTCATAAGTGATTGGCTCATTGTCTTGCTCGATGGTGTCAAACTTTATTACTTCATGCGAAACACCAGAAATCAAAACGCGGTCTTGCGTCGTCGGTACAGCCGCAGCGTCAGCCGCTGCAATGATCAGCCGCTTATCACCGGATTGGATCAGCTCATTCACTTCTCTAGCTGATACACCCTGCAGCACCCCTTTAATTTCATTGCTGCTGATGCTTTCGCTGATCTGCCCTGTCGCCGTGTCGTAGGTGCCGCCAGAAACGGTCTGAACCGTGACTTCACCGCCTAAGCGCTTCATCGCTTTTTGTACTGCCTTTTGCAGCGACGTTGCAATGCTCATGCGAACACCAAGGGATCTTCTTCAATCGTGAATACATAACCCAGCTCTTCAGCACGGGCTACGGCTTCTTGTTCGTCATCAAATTGTTCGATGTTTGGTTGGCCGCTTGCCATTGTTGAAGCTCCATCAGATGCAACGTAGTGGACCACATCAGGACCATGGCAAACGTAATAGGTATTGTCCATAATCATCAAGCGTTAAAGGAGATCGTCCAACCCTTATTGATCAGGTTGGTGTAAGCAGTATTAGCGGCAGTAGACCAAGTAGTTTTGGCTGCGTTAGTGCCGCCTTCAATGCCAAGTGCGATGTTAGAAGCACCGTTCGTGTCCAGACTGACAAGAATGTTCTCAATTGATTGAGCGGTAAGTGCACAGCCTGACCAAGCATTTTTAAATGCGTTAGCACTAAGTGTTCCTGTCGTATCAAACATATTGGCGGGAAAGCTGCTAAGCCCGAAACACTGGAACCAGCCGCGAAAAAAGTTCGTCCCACTAGAGGTATCGATCTGGGGGAAGCGGCTAAGCCCGGAACAGCCGTTCCAGGCGCTGGCGAAGCTGATCCCACTAGAGGTAACGATCAGCGCGAAGCTGCTAAGCCCGGAACAGTTTTGCCATGCGTTGTTGAACATCGTCCCACTAGAGGTATCGATCTGGGGGAAGCTGCTAAGCCCGGAACAGCCGTTCCAGGTGCGTAAGAAGTCCGTGACCGAACTTGTCGCATCGAATGAACATGTAAATGAAGTCATGTTGTTCGCACCTTCCCAAGCGTCGCTCAGATTCGTTCCTAAGTCAGCTTCAGCACCAATTGCAACAGACGTTAGCTGATCTTCATCCCCACTGCTGTTAAAAAACGGCCTGTAAACATCATCACTATCAATAGTTAAAACATAATCACCAGCAGCGTAGGTATGAGGTAATACATTAAGTGTGCTTGTTTCAGCGTCACCGTCGCCCCAATCAACTTCATAATCAACAGTTCCTGTAGATCTAAGGTTGAACACCCCGCCAGTGCTTGTAATGCCGTAAGTAATGGCTGCAGTATCAACTAATGCCCCCGCAAAAGATATGAAGCTATTAATGTAAATGACAGACATCAGACACCTCGCGTGACGTACAGAGTTACCTTCAGGCCCTCGCCTGCCGTGCCGCTCCCGATCTGATCAATATCAATTGAGATGATTGAATTATCAGCCAGTGCTGAATCACTGATCACCGCAGGAACGGCAGCAGTGGCAGATGTGGTTTCGCTGGCATCGATCGAAAGCTTGGTACTCAGTACACTCGTGCCGGATTCGTTGATGTCAACAACTAACGTACTGCCGACCGGTGCGGTATTAACGCTAGCTTTCACTGCAGTGAGCGTGCCAGCAAACGGCATCCTGAATCGTGCCTTGTTGGTCCCTGCGGTGAGCGCCGTGGCCTCATCGCTACAGGCGATGATGTAGGCATCTTGTTCAGTTTGGGTGACCCATTCGGTGTCGTAATCAGTGCTGGAGGCTTTCGCCAGGACCTGGCCTGTAGTGCCACCGGTGATGACCCCTACGCCATCAGCGCCATCAGCGCCTGCTGGACCAGTCGCCCCGGCAGGCCCCTGAGGCCCGGCCAACGTGCCCAGAGATGCCCATGCAGAACCGTCCCAGACGTAGAAATTATCGTTATCTTCGACTAGATAAACATCGCCCTGGGTAGCACCGCCGGGCAAGTCGCCGAAAGTCGCCACAGTCCCCAGGACTGCAAAAGCAGTGGCGCCAGCCCCTACCTCGTCGAGATTGCCTGTAAACGGGTTGAACTTATAGCCCATAACTAAACTTTAGCAACGCTGGAAAGGTTTCCACTTGAATAGGTCAACGTCAAGGTTGCCACCGTGGTGCCTGACGCGCCTCCCGTCTTGAAAACTACGTCTTGAGTTCCATTGCTAGGCGCTGCAGCTGGACTGAATGAAACATAATCATGCTTGGGGATCTGCAGCCCTTGGACAACGCTGCTCGCGTAGCTGCCATCAGCCTGCCTGATAGCGGTGATGTCGTCGGCGTTGTAGCTGTAAGGCATGTCTTAGCTCCTTCTGATTGCGATGTTGCCTGGTCCGCTAATTCTAAGGCCGGTCAAATAGCGTTCATACAGTGGCGGCACCCGGTCTGCTCCGATTGCGCCAGATGTGAGGTTTGGCGTGATGCTGATGCTGCCGATCGAAAGGCTCTTGTAATCCTCCAGACCGCTCAAGCTGATGCCGTCTTCGTTGTTGTGCAGGTAAACCGCCAGCTCAATTTGAGCCCTCTTGATCTGGTCTGGGATCTCGGTGTCGGTGTAATAATCAGCCGTGATCGTGAACGGGAAGCCGGTTGAATATCGGCTTGAGTACGTGTCAGGCTTTCGCACCCCTGTTCGCGGCCATTGCAGCGCCTGCGTATCAGTTGCCCGAGCACCCAGGAACCGCTCACGGTCTAGGCGCTGTGCAGCTGCTGCAAGCGCTCTGTTTCGTGAATCAGTGTTCCCTGTCCCCCAGTGCTGAACATCAGTGCTGACGACCATTGCATCAACCAACGCGTCAGCGTCAGTCAGCGTCAGGTAAGAGTTTGCGTTTGCGGCTCCTGGTGTTGCGACGATTACTACTGCCATCAGTCGATTCCTTTTTGCTGGTCTCCTCCGGTGCCGGAGCGGCAGCAGCCTTGGCGGTGGCTGCTGCTGCTTCCTGCTCCTTCGCCCTTCTAAAAGCGTAGAGCCCCATGATTATGAGGCTGCGGCTTTCATCACTGCAAAGTTGATGACCACAACCTCACCAGCGGTTGAACCGAGGTTTGAAAGTGTGACATCGAAACTTCCTGCAGCAGTGGCGGACACAAACGCCAAGTAGAGCCCTGTGCTTGCGCCTGACTGGACGCTGACCAGAACCACATCACTAGCGGTAACAGAGCTGTTGGTGACGGTAAAAGTCACCTCAGCGTTGCCGGCCAGTGATGCATCATCAGTCGTGATAGCCCCTGATGGAGCGTTCACGGTTACGCCTGTGGCCTTGCTTGTGAGCTGAGTTACAGCCCCGCCGGAGGTATAGCCAATGGCCCGCCCGGCGGATGTCTCAAAGATACTTGCCATGATTGATCAATCCATTGAAGAAACGACGGTTGCACGCACGATTCCAATATTCTTGGTTTCGTACACTTTGCTCCAGTTGGAAGCAGTTGCTAACTGGGTGCGATTTGGGTTTGCATCAGTCACCGCCCACTTTGCGCCCACTGGGTGGTAGACGTAATGAAGATCGATTGACATTGCATCAGACTTTTGCAAGATGTCCCGATCAGTTTCGGTCTGAATGCCAGCCTGCTCGCCGCTGCCAACACTGCCTTGAGAGAACATGTAGACAGCGTATTCAGTCGATGCACCAGATCCAACGGTGTTCACATCGTCTGAAACCAGCACCCTCATTCCCAAATAGGTGGGGACGGTCACCTCTCCATAGGCGTTAGCGATTGACCCGCCGGATGCAGTTGCATCCCCGCCGGCAACATCTGTCGCCTTGACGTAATCGACAGCGCGGCGTTCCACCAACTCGTAATAGGTCTTTGAGTGCATCACGATTGTGTTCAGCTTTTCGCCTTGATCACCGAGCAATGCACGGGCCTGCGAAACCTGACGGGGGCTGAGCGATGTTGGAGTATCGCCAGATTCACCGTCGATCGTTAGCTCAAAGAACGCGGCAGCAGATGACGTGTTGTTGACCGGGCCAAACACACCGCTGAGACATGCGAGCAAGTCTTTTTGACGCTGATGGTTCACATAGTTCGCCATCTTCTGGCCGATAGCGGCCATCGGGTCAGCCCCAGATGCCAACGCTGCTAAATCACGGGATTCAAACGCACGGCCACGATGGAGCACGACGCCTACTTGCTTGTCGGCTGTGATCTTGCCTGGAGTCAGTGAAGAGCTGTCAGACAGAACTTCAAAATCGCCAGCTAAATTGGCCGAGAAAAATGGCACATTGACGAAATCGCCGCCATCCTCAGACGCATCAAGCTGCGCCAATGGTTGCACAACACCGCTTTGCAAAAATGCGTCACGGCGTGTTGATTCTTCGATCAAATATGGAGTAAAAATCTCCGGGATGATGATGTCACTGCGCAGAACCGCCATGACTAACCTCCTAAAAATGGTTGTTTATTTTTCGGGCGTAACCCTTCCGGCTCTGCGTAGCTTCACCTTCACTACATATTAGCGGCTTGCAGCATTCTTTAACCTCTCGTACAAATCACGATCTGTTTTATACAGTCGTGACTGCTCTGTCAGGTTGAAGTTTTCAGCACTAAACGGGTTCTTTGTGCCTGGTGTGATCTCACCGCTAGCCCTCGACGATGGAGCCCCGCTGCCCTGCGGCTTTGGTGCCTTTTGCATCCATGCCGGTGTTTTGGCCTTTGCCCATTCCCCCACGGGGGTGCGCTCATAGCCATCAACTACCACGACAGTGCCATCAGGCTCACGCTGTATTTGGTCGCGTTTCAACTGGGTGTTAAGCACCAGTTGCGGGTCATGCACCACGTCAGACAATGCGCTGACGGCTGGTGCCATCAACTCAAGCTCTTGCACGCGCTCGGTTAGCTCCGCGATCCGCTTGTCTTTCTCAGTAGCTGATTCCCTGAACTGCTGCTCAAGTGCAGCTTTGGCCTCGGCGTATTGGCCTTTGCTTTCCAGTTGGTCTTGCTCGGCCTTTGCCTTGAAGTCAATCAGGGCCTGAACGTCAACATCAGCAGCTTTTGCTTTGTTCAGCTTGCCAATCAGCTCATAATTCTTGCGCTCTAATGCTTCAACGCTTTTCTTTAGCGCCTCAACATCAGCTGTTGGTTGTTCTTGCTCTTGAGACGTAATCTCGTCGGTCATGTGAAACCCGTAAGGCTTATTTACCTCACCACTTTACTTTATTCGCCCAAAAGGCTGCAGAAGTTTTGCCTTTGGCGATGTTTTTCGCATGTCGCGCTTTGAATGATGCGCGTTTTGCTTTATCAGCAGCTGACTCACCTTTACGTGGCGGCTTTGGCTTTGCGCCTTGCATCCCAAACCGAATCAGCTTTGGTTTGCCGTCCGCCTTCACTACTACAGCGTGGCTTTTGCCGCTGGGATGGTTTGGCGTTCTGATCGGCTTGTCATAGCCGTCAAACGTATGGCCGCCGCGCTTGATGCTCACTGCTTTTTTGGTGCTGCCTTCAACTGTGATCGACGCTTCAGGACTGGGTTACCTGTCGATTCTGATTTGAGTTTGATCACTGGATCATCTGCAGTGCCGACCCTAACGATGTTGCCACCTCTAGGGCTTTTGATCGCTGCCCTGGCCCCGCCCATTGCGGTAACAGTGCCAAACGTGCGCTTGCCTTGATAAATCCAGCTGACTCGCTGCCCTTTTCTCATTTCTTCTTACCGCCTTTCTTGGTGCCTTTTGGCTTCTTATAACCGCCGCATTTCATAGCTAAGTCGCTGCTGCTCTCATTCTACGGTTGCCCGTACCTTGCTTTGAGCTGCTTCAATGTCAGCTCTGAACCATCATTCGCGACAAACTTACGAATCGCATCCTCTGGCCCGTATTTTTTAACCAGCTTGTTCCAATAAGGGATCCTGCTAGGCCCCAAAACATCGCGCTTTACGTTATCGCCTTGTTCCTGTAACCATTCCCCATAAGACTGATTCGCTGGAACCGTCCGCGTCTTGGCTGCTTTGCTCATCGGCCCTGAAATGATGCCCGGCCTGCGTATTGCGCTCGGTGGCGGTTTAGGCATCCCTAGCGCTGCATAATCGATCTCTGGCACGGTCGTCGATCTGCAGTTGAAATGTTGCGGGGGTGTTGGCCCCTTGCCGTACTCAAACACCTGCTGATCTAACGCCCTACAGCGTGCCGAGGTTCGTGAATCCAGCGTCGCAATGTATTTATATCTCTCGGTGATCTCACCGTTCGCCTTGTAGGTGGCCTGGCTGGTTGCATTTGCCACCTGATTGACGCTTGTCCTAACCAACGTGTTCACCTGGTGGTTGGCCACTGCTGTGAGCTGCCCGCCGGCCTGCGCTAGTTGCCGAACTGATAGCGGCCCAAAATCAGCAAATTGCAAACGGCCCTTTAGGCGCCTTGCCATTTGTGGCCCTGAATCACCTGCTAAAAACCCAGACTGCACGGTTTTGGTGAACAGCTCAGCTTGAGATTCAGCGATCCCCCTGAATGCTTTTGATACGGTCGAGCCATTCGGCAACGTGATCTGAGCGCCCTGCGTTGCTGTCAGCCTGAACGTTGCCGGTGATGGTCCTACGGCTTCCAACAGGTCATCAGACAAAACATTCAAGCCAATCTCAATGGGGTCTGTCATCACAACGGCACGGGCAAAAGCCGGATCGATCTGCAGCGCTCTGACCTGATCGGCCAGCCGCTCTGGCACCATCTCCAGCAGCTGCGCCCTGATGAACTGCTCCTCGAATACGGCCAGCCCCTGCAGCTCACCTGCCAGCAACGCTGAGCTTTCGCCAGCCCAGTTGTCGAGGCTTTCCCGTAGCTGCCTGACGATCTCCCTAAGACGTGTCTGACGGTCAAATGCTCGCTCATCTTCGACCAGGATCTGCAGCTCCGCGACAGCCTGCAAAATCAATCGGTTGTAAGCAATCGCGATCTGTTTTGCCTCAGCATTGCTGAACCTGTTTAGATCGACGGCATGACGATAAAACTCAGACGGGGTGCTCATCCCTGCAGGCCACCGGCAGCCGTTGCCTCCAGCTCTTCTTCAAGGTCGAACGAATCACCGAGCACTTCACCGGCCTCTAGCTGGGTCAACATCGTCGATTGAGTGATGGTGCCGGCCAGGTAGAGCTCAAGCAATGCTTTGATCTCGCCAGGGTCCATCCGAGCGCCCATGAAGTCCCTGTTGATCAATGCGCTGCCGGGTGATGCGTCGCTTAGATAATCAGCATGAAACCGCAGGCAGTTGTCAATCATGTCCTGCATATTTTGAGCGATCACCATCATCGTCGAATCGCCTTGGCTGCGATCGATGCGCTTTGACTCGGCTGTTTCGGCTGAAAGCTTTTGGCCCCGCACACTGGCCAGACCTAGCTCATTGATCTGCTTTTCGATCTGATCCAGCCGCTGGAACAATGCGTTGAAGCTTGCCCCACTCGGCTCGATGTACTGCGCCGATGCGCCTTCAGGCAGTGCCATCGCTTCATTAGGCCCCGCCGTGATCTCTTCTGCTGATTGCGGAAACCCAAAAATTGCCAGCATCGGAACTGCGGCGACGTGCAGGATGTTGTCTAAATCTGATTGAACTTGATACGCCTTGATGTTTAATTCACCGATGTCTTCCATCGGTGGCTTTGACTGTAGATAATTCACGCGGTTGCTATATGCAACTGAAAACG